TTAATCTTTAGAGCAGACCAGCACCAGCGGAAGAAGTACCTTCCTTGCGGGCCTTAACACCACTAACCTTGTTGTTGTCGTACTCCTCATCATACTTCGTGTTGATGGAGCACTCACGACCCTGCATATCAGCGAAGTCAAGTGTGAAGCTAGGAGACTTGACAGATTCATCAGAATAACCAATTGCGATGAGGAACCTTGCAAGCATACCTAACAACTTCATGCGCTTCTCAGCGTCATAACCACCATCAGCGGTAGGCATCCAATAGTAGTTCCAAACACGACGGTTATCGTAAGAACCACCGTCGATCTTGAATGCTACATTGATACCAGGCGTACCGACAGGCAGGTTGCCATTCGGATTCTCAGTAAGAACCGGCGTAACCTCAAAAACGATTGCATCCTTCCAACCGTTATCCATGAGATTGCCGCGAGTATCAGCAGTAGAGAGGTCAAGCGTAGCAGGAAAACCATCTACCGCATTCTGTTCATCAACAGACATTATAACACCTTTCGTGATTTGAGACGATTATGGAGTAACTGCTGCGGATAATGCAGCGAGTGGATCGGGTGCGACTTGTGCGACTTGTGTTGCGAGCGGGTCATCAACGTGTAATTGAGCACCACTCTCCTTAATAATACGCCATACATCAGGTAGCGTAGGATCATTCTTCATTAGTTCAGGTAACACTTGGAACCTGTCACGCGCTTGCACTACTCGCGTTTTCTTAAATTGAATCTGCCGGTGTGTCTCACCCCCTTCTTCATATACAGACATATAACCGATTACCGAGAAAAATCCACTTATCTCGTGGCGTAACTTTCCCGGCATACCTGGCCAAATTTGGTTAATCTTCGTGAGCTTGTTCTCGCGTTCATCAGTGTAAGCCATACAAATAGTATGACACGGTAAATCTCTGAACGAGCGAATAACAATCCTCATACGCTCACCCGACTTACCCCACTCACGCTGAGAAGGAACGTAAAGGTCTACGTTCTCGGGATTGTTAGCAGAGGCTTTAGCCTCAACCATAACTTCGTTCATATCCATCTTCTGCAACTCAGTTATGTTGTCGAGACAAATGCTCTTATAGAAACTAGCACCACTTGAAAAGTCTGCGGCCAACTCACGATAAAGTTCCTTCAATGCATCCAAACTACGGATTGGTGGAGATACATGAAAGTTCGGATGCTTCAAGCCTAAGTCTTTAATCGTATCCGTTCCGCCATCAATGTCGATTAGTAGACTAGGCAGAAATTCCTCAGGCCAGTCAACTATTGTACCATAATGGTACGTCTTACCAATTGACGGTTCAGCATATAACAACTCATTGAGGTACTTAACAGTACCATCAGGCGGGCCTGCGCCAATCCTCTGTGCGAGAGTTAGTTGAGCAGGTTGCGTTGGTGTTTCAGTGGGTGTTTCGGGAACAGTGGTGGTCATAATAGACCTGGAACCTCCGGTTCGACTTGTTCGGATTGAGATTCGTGTTGAGACTTGAGTTCTTCTGTGTCAACGAGTAAGAGATTCATTTCTCTAAGACAATGAATGTCACACTTAGGTACACCGAATAGTTTGTAATGAGTTGGTGCTCTACAATTCCTGCTCATACATCTATTCTCTGTGTCTGTGTAACGTAGTGGTCCAATCTGAGGTCTTGTTGGATATAACTCCTTTAGACGCTGACTGAGAGCTTTACTAATAGGCTGACCTTCTGTGCCTGTTGTCATTCCAGACTCAGATTTAGTCTCACCTTTTAGTAGTTCATTGATGGTATCAAAGTCAAGACCGTTCATCGGTCCCAATTCGGCATAAATCCATCTTCCAACATAGCAGCGTAATCATCGCCAGATTCAGCAGCGATGCAAGGTCCCCTAAACACACAGTTAAGACAACCATAGTTCTTAGTCGGATTAGGATACGGAACCGGATCGTTCAACATATCCTGCGCCTCATAGTACAACCGAGTCATTGCATTCTTACGCTGTGCAGGGTTACGATGTGTGTCGGTTCGACGGACATAACGCTTATCACCCAACTCTAACAGATAGGTGTAGTAACTCTGCATCTTTGGGTCTAAGTCAAAGATGGGCTTAAGTCCATTGTCAATAATATGCTTCTCAAACATTTCTGCGGTTGTAGTCTCTTCCGTGCGGTTAAGACTCGGAAGTCCACTCTTAAGAATACTCGGTGGCTTGGGATAACCCTTTAACATGGCCTGATACGTGATATGATCTAAGTCTTTAAACTCAAGATCATACAGTCTGGCTTCTAGTTCACCGAATGCCAGATAAGACGTGCATTGTTCATCCAAGTCTAAGTGACGGAAGTAATCGTCGTCAACCTTAGCTGCGGTTTTGTAGTCAAGGATGCCGTAGTTACCAAACTCGTTGTCCTGCTTAATCATATCCTGCCGACCGCGGGTGTGAACCTGCTTTTCAAGATAATAGGCGTTTGAATCATCAACATTCTTACGCCGAATCAACGGACCAAACTCATTACCCTTATCAAAGTCAGGTTCCCAACCTTCTGGCATAACTCGCTTATCAATGGCATACATCGGAGCGCCATCTTTGTCGAGAACAGGAACAGAGAAGTCATGCTCAACAAGGATCACAGTGAAGTTATCGTGAGCTTCACTGTAACCCTTGTAAAACTCCATCATGCCCTTACCTAAGTCGAGATAACCAAGGAACTTATCCTCGTCATAGATACCATCAGGAAGAATGTCCTTAAGACCATCGACCTTGTAAGCCAATGCTTTGGGACTATCATCGGTTACTTCTTTTGGAATGGGTTGTGGGTCACGGTCTGCATACTGTTTAACTTCCGAGGCGTCAATGACACCACCGCGCCACTGTAAGTTAAACCACGTCTCGAACGCAATAACCGGGTCCTCTTTAATGACCGGGTTGTAGTACCTCTCCAACGCATAGTGAATACCAGTACCGAACCAAAGCGGTTCAACTACTCCACTGACACTAGCCATTGGAATGAGGTTGCGTTGTGACGGACTAGACCATGCCCACTTACGCCTACACTCTTTAAACGTACCACGATCAGAGTTATGAATGGGGATGATATCCCACTTACTAGGCGTGGGTGGCGCCTTTGTCGCCATATGCGAGAAATCGAGCTTAATGCTGCTCACGGTTTATCTCTCTTTCGCGGTTAGTTGCGTTGCGTGATTTGTGAACTTGCGGTATGCTGCATTATAGCACACTCGGCCCGAAAAGTCAAGGGTCAATTTGTATCACTTGTGGGCCTAAGTGGACAGTCCAGGTTATGTCTGAACCGGAGATTAGCGTGCTTACTCGCTTCTTTCAAGCAAGTATCACACTTTAATATCTTCCAAGTTACCCATGAATATCCTTGCATTGATATTCTGTCTCTATTGGAAGCTGTTTTGCGTGTTCCTTTAATTGCTTGTTTAGCTTGATATTGTTCATATGTAACTATTGTGGGTTTAGGTCCAGGCTTGGGTCTAGTGCCATCACGACCATCACCCACGTTAAGGGCTTGTTTCTTTCTAAGCGAACGAACTTGCTTAATAAGTTCTCTGTCCTCAAACGTTAATGGCATGATGGTCTATTCATCACCGAAGATCTGATTGTACCAACCCTGCTTAATATCATTGACCTGTTCGATATACTGGTCAGTGGTATTATTAGCGTTGATATGAATAACTACGGGCTGACCTTCTTGTCCTGGTCGTCTGATACGTCCGATACCCTGTGCATTGTCTTTAGGGGACCACGAACGGTCGAGGAATATGACGTGCCTTGCGGGTGTGAGATTAATAGACTCCCCACCCAACTGTAGAGTGGACATGAATACTCTGTGTTCAAGTTTTGGAAACTCGTCGTGCCACTTACGGTAGCGTTCAACATCACTGTCCTTCACATCTAGGTGAATATACTTGTAGAGCATATCATCATGGAAACCATTTTCCGTGATGAATGTATTGTGTTTATTAAGACGGGCTTTGAGCAATTCAAGCGGGTCCTTGAAGTTACTAAAGATAACCAGTGGCTCCTTCTTTTCATCATCCCACTGTAAGCCTTCAAGCACCCTCATAACCTCATCCAGCTTACTTGACGGCTCAACTAACCGTACCTTCTGGAATCGGCGTTCTAACACCGGATCATAATAGTCCTCAACTACCTCCGGTGTTGCTACGCAGATTTGCCTCAACCGTTGAAGTAACGTCAAGACATTAGCTGCATACAGTGGAGTACCAGCCTGATCTAATGCTTTCAAGTCCATACGGATTGCATCGTACATACGACGCTGTTCCTTATTAAGGTCAACGTCGATCGGTACGAACACAGGCCGCTTGATATGAGGCATAACTCCATCAAGTGTACGACGCACTCCAATGTCTCTAACAAGAGCACGGAACGCATCTTGCATTTCAGGCTTACACCCCATAACACGAGCATATCCATCATCGCCTGTATCAATCTCGCAGAATACTTCCTTAAACTTGTTGAACGAACCGAACCGCGATTTGTCCAGCCAGTTCAATAATGACCAAATCTCATCAGGCCGGTTAATAAATCCAGTACCAGTCATACCATGCCGACCGATACGGGTCTTAACACGCTTGATGTTAACAGTCCATCTAGCATTACGATCCTTTAAGCGGTGGAACTCATCGCAGATCATAATATCCCATTCGCGGTTAGCAATATGATCTGACTGCAACGGCTCCTTAAAGATAAACTTGCCATCAATCTGAATAGGATTGCCCTCATTATCAGTCTCAAACTTTCCATGATTGCTTCGACTGAAAATGTCATAATGAGCAATACAGACAGTAGGCATCGTAAACTCTTTGGGAACGAACTTGTGTGTATCTTTCGGAAGGGGTAACATCTGCCCATTCATAAGCACAAAGAGCTGCTGAGTTTCAATATTGATAATAGTCCACTCAGGCAGAATCTCAGGAATAGCCTCAAAGTATGTACCCTTACCACCCTTACTAGTCACAATAAGGATACTAGGCGCTTTTGCGTTCTTGAGCTTGTTCGCGGTTATAGCCTCATTAATCATACGCTCACTATACCACAACCCTGTGCTGGTTTTAAAGCAGCCCATCTCGGACCAATTCGCAGTACCAGCATTAGGTGAACTAGCACCACCACGTTCAAAGGAACGCAACAGATGGAAGATATCGATAATCTGCCATTCCTGCTTAACAAACTTCTTAGTGTAACTATCAAAAATCTGAGAGTCATCTTCAACGACAACAGGTTCATCATCATCCATTGCAATGATAGCTAAGTCTTCATCATCAAGCTGAGACTCAATAGACTTAACGGGCGCGGACCCGTTTGTACCTAATTCCTGCACAGGTGGTGCAGGTTCAACTGGTGCAGGCTTAGGCACAATGCCCATCATGCGGTTATATTCATCTTCTGAAAGATTTTTAACCATGCGATTCACCTCCTAATGCTTCATTCGTGAGTTTGAGTATTTGTGAAGCTACTACTGCTCGTTGGATTGATTCCTCGTGCGAGCGGTTTTGTATCCTTCGATGAAAGTTATATGAATTGTGTGCTTTCACACAGTGTGCGGTTTTCTTACAAAAGAAGTGACGACCTTTGGTGCCGCCTTTAATTGGGTTACCGCAGCTATGACACAAAGGTCGGTTATTATCACGAACCTGACGTTTGGCGATAGTTGCCGTAACACAAAAGACCACCATATATCGTTCAATCTCGTCTGCATTTGTTTCCATCCAATACAGATATTTACATCGTTTGCAGTACTTACCTTCGTCTATGATGAAGTTACAAGTACGACAACGTAGGACTGATGTGACCCCACTACAAGGGTCACACCAGCCCGTTTCCTCATTGAGCGTTAATACAAACTCACCACAAGAGGAACATACTTCTAATTCAACAGAACTCATCAGTCACCTAGTTGCGTGACCGTTACTTTTAGTAAGTTCTGCTACAACGGCTGCTCTACGAGCACCTGTGGTGTTTGCTGCATTAAGTTGTTCACGCTCAACAATATCTTCTTCTGACATAGTGAGTAACATTTCTGAGTATGTTTCCTCACCATCATCATTAACGAACGAAAGTCTACGGCGCTTGAGAGGCAAGATAGACCTCCCTGTTAATCAGCAGCACCGAACCGTTCGTGTTCAGTATCTTGACAGGACACTGTAGTCCATTAGCTGTGTAAAGAGACTCAGCGGCCTTAATTAGTGCTGGCGCAGAGAATGAACTAATGATACCAGCTTCGTTCGTTAACAAGAAGTTTTGTATCTCGTCTCTAGCTGTTATTTTTTGTTGTCCATTCTCAGTCATTCCAATAACACGCCCTCACACCCCTTCATTAGATTAGGCCACAATACCTCGCAGTATTAGGCCACGGATGATAACCTCTTGCTCCATGCCCATGATAACCATCTCTTGCTCTACGTGCTACTTTAATCTGTATCCAAGTGGGCCATTTATCTGCCGTTCCATACTTAGCAAGATATTCTGACCCGTACGTTTGCTGAAATCCTAAGTCCATCTGCAACCCACCATAATATCCATTACCAGTGGCTGCATTCCAGGCACCCTCTCCATTATGAATGCAAATCCAAGCGTCTAAATCTTTGTGCGTTAGTCTACTTGCCTTGGCTGTGTTAACTGCGGCAATGCAAATGACCGCAATTATCAGTATGGGGACAATACGACGTAACGTGACGCCGACCTCCTGCTTAGTTTACAGAGACAGTAATAAGGGGACTAGACCACTATTGTAGCTAGCCCCCTTATCACTTTTAGGGTCTGCGTGACCCTGGGGGTGGTTCTGGGGTGTTCGGAGCGTTACGCTCCTAACTGAGTTAGCGCGTTGTGGGGCACTAACCCAGTTATCAGCGTAAAGAAAAATGGTGGGGTTATTACGGAAACCGCGAAACCGCATATAACCCCACCAGGCGCGCGCTGCCATGCGGCCAGTATAGCACAATGGAGTAAAGAAATCAACCCTCAACTTAAGGACTTTACAATCCACTCTTGCCAGTTATGCGAGCCAGTACACGACCACCGCTATTAGATAGACTATTACTAGCGTTGTGACGATTGCCGAGATTAATGCGTAAAGGGATTGCATTAGCCTTATCACCCGCCCATAACCAGACACCATTAGTAAACGCAGGCTCATAACCCATGAGGAACTGTGCTTCTACATAATCGAAGCCATGTTCCTTGATCTCACTCTTGATGAAATCCTCGTATGAAGTGGTTATGATCTTCATGGTGCCTCTCTCCTAGTTATTAAGAAAAGTCCTTAGTCGGACTAAGTGAATCTAGTCAACCAACGATCTGTACCGTTGCATTGATTTCCTCTAACTTAGTCCGACTAAGAACTCTTCCAAATTTCTTATGTGGTAGGTAGTAGTGTGCGCTTACCCCTACCACTTCTGGATAGTGCCTAGCGCAATTTGCGACACTTCCCATAATGAACCACTGATTACTCTTGGCTACTGTCGCACCTTCACCAGTGGTTCATTATGAGATTCCCATACTGTACCCCAGTATATTGAGTAATGCCCGTAGCGGCTAACACTACTCTCACCTGGGGTACAGTATGAGATGGGGTTACTGTGGAAGCTAACCCCATCCCACACTTATTAGTTACTCAGCAGGTGCTTCTGCCGGTGCCTCAGTTGCGGCGCCGCCAACCTTCGCGGTATTAATAAGGAAAACATGGTCAACAGCAGAGTCTCCCTCACCAACCGTGCGCTTAATAACCTTAACAGCATGACCACCCGGATGCTTCGGCTGACCCGTCTCCTTAACCATACGAGTCTTAGCGTTATTGAATCCGGTCACGACGTTCTTTGCATCCTTACCAGCGAGAGGACCACTAGTGAGGTCAACCTCGATACCAGCATCATCACTGGAAAGGAAGTTATCAAGCACGCCATCATAATCGCCGCGGGTCTTTCCACCCTTAAGCAGATCATTAATGGCATCGAGTGAAAGTGCAGACATAATGTATCTCTCCTTGTTATTTGCGCTTTATTGCGCTTTGTGTTTGTCGTACTACTACGAAACTTCTGCGGTTCCGTTCTTTACTAAACTTTCTAACTTACTGATTCTACGGTCTAATTCTGCTATCGCCTCTATTAAATTAATACCTCCTAGCTGTTGCTTCAAGTCCCTCACGTCTGCCGCCAGTCTATCAGGTGACGGCCCGCGTGTCAAGCCTTCCGCCCGAGACTTTACATTCAGGGCAGACGACGCGGCCCAAACCTCGGCGGTCGGAGGGTAGTGCAGGATAAACTCGCTAAGTGCAGTACCTCTAAAGCCTCGCGCTATCTGTTCGACGCATCCTAAAGCGCGTAACGCACCAACTACCCTAGTTGTGCCTCCCTTCGGTATACCTAAAGACTCACAAGTCTCTAATAGCCTTCCACGCCACACTTGAATATCATTGTTTGGCGTATCGGTGTCAGATAGACCCGGTGTGCTATTAGAGTCCATAAACTCATACAATGAATTGCAGTAACTAAACAGTTTAGGCTGTTCGGCCTTAACCGATCCAACATCACTACTCACTCATTCACCATCAACTTTCAAATAGCGACCTAAGAAACAATACCGACATACATACTGACCTTTGACTAGGGCTACAATATTACGGCCTCTATCCTCTGGACCTCGCGTATCCACACAATTAGGATTACTACACGCTAAGGCCCGCGGTGGGTCACCACGATGTTCACATCAGGTAAGCACATATGATGGTTTAACTTCATCCAGACGTTAATCTCTCTTATTGCAGTAGGATCAACCTTTGGGCCTCTTGTTCTAGTTCCACCGGACGAGGTTGTGGGATTAGCCGCTTCCTCTTTTAAGAGTTGTGCGATTAGATCGTCATTTAGGCTACTCATTTACGTCTGACCCATATAACATACAATCCACATCCTTCGCATCTGGTCTGCTTGTGAGTTTTTTCCTTCTTTTCAGCCCAATCGAACCAATCTGCATAACCCTCAGGTGCCCCCTTAGTGTGTTTCTTTTTGTTTGGGCAATTTTTCTCACGTTCCCGAAACATCATCGTCCGACTCGGCGGCCTGCTTTAACTCTTTCAATAGACCCTGTAAGTTCTCGTAACCGAAGTAACCACAAGGCACGAATAACTTTGGATCATCGGGGCTAATGAACACAGCCTTGTACCGACTCTTATACCTGATAACATATCTCTTTCCACCAGTGAATGTAACGAAGTGTGACCTCTCATTCACAGCCTGTGCAAGAAGTAACATATCTTCAAGCACCGGCCATCTAGCAGCAGGATCATGCTGTTGATTCATTCGTTCGGTGGTTAACAGTTTGGTGATTTCATCACCCGATAATCCTCTTGTGTTAGAACTTTCATCCATTAACTGGCTCACTTTTTTCCTCCATTTGTTCATTTAAAAGTTTTCTACGATCCAATGTAATCGAATAGTCTGAGATACTTGTTACGCACGACTTGTCAATACCACCCAAGTACAGAAGGTCATAGATCTTTTGTTCGGTAATTGCCTTCTGCCGGTTAAATTCGGCTAACTCAGCAGCACGACGTTCGGCATTAATACGCTCACGCTCAATACGCTCTGCATTTAACTTAGCATAGCGTTCATCACGCTCACGTCTTTCTTCTGCATAACGCGCTTCGCGCTCTAATCGCTCTACCTCACGATCAGCATGTTCTTCCTCATACTGTTCCCAAAGCATAGCGATATCACGCGCTTTAACCTTACGGGTGATATGCCTACCATAATCATCCTCTTTAGGCTCACCTTCCTCATCAATTAGGAGAACATCAGCGAACCCTGTTTCTCGCGTATTACCATACAATACCTCACCAAAGGTTCTAATGACACGAACACGTAATGCACCGCGGCGGTAAGTTTCACCACGACCTTTGGACTGGTAATAAGCATAATCACTTCCTTGCCACAGACTGTTTAGGTTCATTGCTTGTTAATCACCACCTTCTCATACAGATGCCATACTAGATTATTCATCTTTTACAACCCCATCCCTGTCGATTCGGTGTCTGTGGGCTTGACCTTTTATCCAAGTGATTAGAAGTATGCCTCCAGGCAACCATAACAACTCAATACTTTCCGCGGTTGTGCTTAACTCTTGAATACGTTTTAATTGTTTCGGTAGTACAATATACCCCACCGTTACGCATTGGTGTTAAAATTGGCATGGAGCATATCATAGACTAGCTTCTTACCACTCTTTGCACGTCTAGTTGAGCGGTTCTCAGCAGGCACAATATCTGTGCGTGAACGCAACATCTCTACTAAACTCAAATCAATGACTCCACCATAGTCTACCTTATTCATTGGGGTGCCAGCACTATATGGCCCAACACTCTTACGTAAGACCAATGTTCGTGGTGTTTTTGACACGTTAATCCTCTCTCCTGTCGTGAATGGTTAAGTTCAACTTCTGCAACTCAAAGTCATAGTCGGAATGACCATTCTTACACTTATCCCACTCAATTCTAAAGAACTCGGAGTTGGCACCAGGATTAAGAACCCTGTTCCAAATCTTCCAACCCTCAGCTTCTGTAACATTGTTAAGTTGCGCATACATAATGTACGCACGAAGTGGGCTATTGTTTCTATGCATCACACTCCCTTCATCATCAGTTCCTCAATAAGTGCTTCAATTTCAGGTGCTTCACCCTTAATAGCGGCTCGCACCTTTGGGTCCTTATGGTCGATTAGATGTTGTACGCAAAATCCTCGCGGTATTCCATTAATGCAGATTGTTACTGCTGCGGCTTTAACAACCGGCGGATCTTCTCTTTTACAATCTGCACAGGTAGTGGTATGTAGGAGAGCTTTAGTCCTCATCCCATTCTCCTAGCGGTTTCATTAGCTTTCTAATCTCATCAATCTGTCTAATCCACTCAGATAGATTCGTCCTCAGTACGTCCAATGTTGCACGACCAGGCATATCCACCACAAGAACGAAAGCATCGGTAGCCCAACTAGGCTTCTCGAAGTAGTGTTCACCAATTGCGGTGTCTGTCCTAAACGTGAATGACATGGCTTACCTAACTCGGCTTGAGTCGTCGTATGCTTTAACCTGAACATCAAGCTGAGGCTTAACCGGCCTAAACTGGACTACGCTTGCATTGAACATGGGGACTACCACATACTCATACATGCCCACATAACCGGGGTTGATGGTATCAAGTGCCATACGCACGATTTGTTCTGAACTATACTCCATCGCTCTATAGTTTTCAACCTCAATCTCGATCGGAAACATGCTACTGTTCATCTGAGACTTCCGACCCTTACGGTGAATTGCCTCATTCCTAAGAACTAGATACTTCATGCTAACTCCTTTCGTTAGATGTGACGTTCAGTGACTTCCGATGATGTTGCTCTGTATGAACCAGCAGGTGTCTCAACTGTGTGTACGTAGTGAAAACCATCACCGCTAGGTTCATCATAAATTCCCATAACACGCTTACCATCAATCATAATCCACACCTTTTGATTCCTAACGAATGTATTAGGATCAGTGTGATCGAATGGCTTACTCAAACCCTTCACCCCACAACTCGTCCCAACACTTATCACTACAAACCCCAGAGATAAGTGTCTCACGATCCATTTGGGTCAAGTCTGGCATAACCTTCTGAATATGCCCACCAGCCTCCCAAGCAGCTACAGCCATATCATTAAGTGTGAACTCTTTTGTAGTACCACACACTGTGCAAGGTTTGCACTTAAGTACAACAAACCCTTCTTTCTCAGCAGGTGTCTTAGTCACATACATCTTCTGACAACACTCCTCTCTCCTTGAGCATAGCAACGTACCGATAGTATACATCAACTTTCGGGCCTTTAAATCCATACGTCTTTTTGACGTAAGAGAATGTTGAACCGTAACCCGGTAGTGGCTTAAAGTGAATACCCTTCAACTCAAGCCATAGACGGCCCTTAATAGCCAAAAGTCGATAAGCCTCAATACCATCAGGCGTGTCGATAATAATTGCATCATCACTCATTAGATTCACCACCTTTCTTTGTAGATGAATGCCCCGAGAGGGACTCGAACCCTCAAGCCTTTACAGGCGACAGATTTTAAGTCTGTTGTGTATGCCAATTCCACCATCGGGGCGATAAAGCGGTCAGTTGCGGTTAAAAGACCTGTCGATTTTAGTTGCCGCACGATCAAGTGCAATAGCGGTCATCGTGGCAGAAACTGACACGTCTCTGATAACCTCATACCCCAACAACTTGTGCAGATTTGGAGATTTACCGACTGATGGAATAACAACAACCCAACCCATTATGAATCACCCTCCCATAATTACTCATCATCACCTTCGTAGTAGTCAATGTCACGGCCTGTTTCAGCAGCGTTGGCACAACTATCACACTGATAGTGGTGTGCAACATCCTCTGGCGTCAAGCGGTTTGGCCAGTGACAACTAGGACAAGGCAAGTTACGGGGATTTGATGCCGATGCGGCTCTTAGTGCAGAGCCAGGATTAGCAAAGTCGATGCGGTATTCGTCATCATCGCGGTCGTAATCGTCGTAACCTTCATCATCGTACATGGCGGTAAACCTCCCTTCTAGCTATATATGCTATACCGTGGAAAAGTCTGCGATATGGTGAGTTGACACCATGCCGTTGATTATACAGTCTAGCAGCATTCTGCCTCTGTGTCAACTTAACTCTCAAGCGATTCACGAAGTCTCATTAGGATCTTACCTAACTCGTTACGGCCTCTACCTGTTTGGATGGAGACACCCCAGAACGTGTCACCCCACCAGTTACCCTCTTGTAATTCTTGTTCACCAGTTGAAAGTAACAATTCTTTGAACTCAGGTTGAATGAACTTGAGTCTAACAATCTGTTCCATTGTGGGAATCTTGATTTCCTCCCAATTCGGTCTAAGTGTAACAACTCGTCCAGCACGTTTAGCTTGACCAGGAGATTTCATCAATCTTATCACATGACGCTCATCCATGTCAAGTGTCTTAGCAGCCTGAAAAGCATGTTCAGTAGTTGGAAATCTTAACCCTTCCCAGACTATTTCGCAAGGTTCAAAGTTAGATAATCCTTTCCACTTTCCCGAGAATGCTCCTATCATGGTGTCTACCCTCCTTTCGTTAATAGAGTTAATGAGCTAATAACCATCTGCTGACTAGGCACCTAATCACCGGAGGCTAGTCACTTCCTCTTAGTCAGTGTCAGGTCACTTCGGTTCCGGCTATTAGCTCATTAACTCTACTTTTGTTCTAACGTCTTCCTCTAATG